CAAGAAAGCTAATATGCTGCTTTCAATTGTCCCAGCATTAATTCGCGACTGTTTTAGCGGATTGTGTGGGAGCTCTCACTACGAAAGCCACACTAGGGTGGCAATTAGTAGTGATCTGAGTGATAACTGTTGTAACTACGCGGTGCAGTCCCGCGAGTTACGAAGCATGTTTGCTGAGATGGAAATCGTAAAGCTTGCTGCTGTCCATGGACATACTCATGGTGCATCAGCAGCCGCTCGATCTTCAGCCTCAGCTTTCATCGATAGCCTTTCTACTTCTACAGGTAGGAAAGCTATCTTCCTGCAAGGTTCTGCAGCTGACGCCAGGAATGGACGTGAGTTTACTCGCGTACACTACTGGGGAAAAGACTGGAATGTAGGTCCTCGTCAAGTCGAGAAGGAAACCAACGATCTTAATGCAATGATTGATGTCGATTATCATGTTGATATGAAAACTCATTTAGCGCGTAATTTTAGACCGTTGGTTCTGTACACTGTACAGCCAACTCGTGCTAGCGTGGACCGCGGTGAGTACAAGTATTGTTTTAATCCAAACAATCAGCTTGACTATACCGTGTCTGGTGGTGGACGTTATGTTCATGAAGTGTGGAACTGGAAGGGTGATTCTGTTGCGGCAACTAGGAAAATATTCTGTATTCCTATAACTCGCAGCATCTTTAACATTGAACGCAAGCGCGTGGATGAAGACCATCAATTGGTCCTCTTAACTCCGCTTGTAAAGTTCAAGGGATTGAGATGCTGGATGAGTTATTATGTTGCTGAATGCAATGAACTCGAGAGGCTTGAAGCTGTTCAAGGTGACTTCTCGAGGATCATCATAAACACTACTAGTGGCATGGAGGTTTCAACGGCTAAAACCGGTGGATACCTTTGTGCAACTGTTCCAGTGTCAATTGATGATGCCATTGCATCAGCTGCGTTGACTACCAAGAAGTTGTCGCACAGTACTGTAAAGGCTAAGATGGCCCCGTTGGCAGACTTTACAGGTTCTGAGATTCTCTTAGAATATCACCTTAATGGAAGAAAACCTGGAGATAGAGTGGATGCGTTAGACGCGGTGCGCTCTTTCCAGTGGATGAAGACTTATCAGGACTTTGAGCCTGAGAACCCGTCTATGGTAGCCTTTATGGCTCCTTTGTATGACGCGGCGTTTGTGCCCGACGGATGTGGAAACAATGATTCACGTATGGTCGATGAGAGGGTTAATAAATTAAAACAAGATAAACAAGATGCATTAACACCCTTTCTCCATCGAACCATAGTTGAATTTTGTGAAAACTTTAAATCCGCTGTTGGTGGCGACATATGCCCCGTTGAATATGAAGAAGTTTATGCTAGGCAGCCTAAACCGTCTCAACGTAGAATTCTAGAAGAGTCAGAACATGGTGTTCGTAATGAACAAGCTTCAGTGTTTCAGAAAACAGAAGCTTATGGGTCGTGTAACGATCCTAGAGCTATAACGCAAATTAACGGAGTGGATAAACGTGAGTATTCCGCTTTTATTTACGCGTTGTCTGATCGTATGAAACGTTGTTCTTGGTATGCTTTCGGCAAAACTCCAAAGAAAATTGCTGAGCGTGTCGCAACCATCTGTGAAACCGCTCTATCCCACGTGGATAGTACCGATTTCTCCAGAATGGATGGTCGTGTGAACGCTCTGGCAAGAACTTTTGAGCAAGCTGTTATGTTAAAGGTTTATAAACCTGAGTTCCATTTGGAACTTCTCAGGCTTATGAAAACCCAGACTAACTTGAAAGCTAAAACCAAGAACGGTGTTAAGTATGACACTGGTTTCGCACGAGCATCTGGTTCACCAGAAACATCTTTGTTTAACACTTTGTTGAATGCGTTCATTGCATTCTTGGGATTTCGTATGTCAAGAGTTAATGGACGTTATATGACGAGTGAGGAGGCATGGAAGCGACTGGGACTTTATGGAGGAGATGATGGTTTAACGCCAGACCAAGACAGGAAGGCAGCAGAGAGAGCTGCGAAGATGATGGGACAAGTCATGACAGTGGATAGGACGAAGAAAGGTGATATGGGAGTCGCCTTTCTAGCCAGACATTATGGGCCCGATGTTTGGTGGGGAGATTCGAACAGTTGTTGCGATATACGTAGACAATTGTCAAAATTTCACGTCACCACAAAGCTGTGTAGCAAGGTCACCCCCGTGATCAAGATGCGTGAGAAAGCTTTTGCATTCTCACTCAGTGATAGCGAGACACCTATCCTAGGGTGGTTCGTTATGAGAGTTTTGGAATTCATGCCCATTCGTCATTCTCAATATGAGAATGCGTTGGGTATATGGAATTCTGATGTAAACAAGTCAAATCATTACCCCAATAGGTTTGAGGACTGGATGCTTGATCTTGCGAGAGATCAACTACCAGACTTTGACACCTTGGGATTCTTTGACTGGGTACAACAGGCAGACGCTAAGGACTTATTTCAAGCACCTAATTTTAGCGAACGCCCAGACCCTCAACCAAAAGTAGGTATCATCGCCGTCGATGGTGACACCACAGGCACTGAGATAGTCACAGCCCCAACTTCTTCGGCGAGTAGTCAGGTTTCCAATGACAACATGAAAAGAAAACATTTTCGTGGACGCAAACCTAAAACTGCTCGTCCATCTCATGCACCTGGACGGAAACGTCCAGCAGTTACCGACAAAAGAGGTTAATAGCCTCTCGAGTCCTGTCCGCCGTGGACAATAAATACCAGGCCGCCGGCTTATCAGTCGACATTTTGCA